TCTTGTACAATCCAATCTCCTGGGTCTTCTCCAAGCATATCTAAACTTGGTATATTGTTAGTAGGTTCATCATGGACAATATCTGGGTCTATAATAACTGTTTCATTTTCTACTTTTTCTTTAGCTTTATTTAAAGCATTGTCAACAGCATTGATTATTTCATCTTCAAAATAACCTTCATTATCTGTTACACCCTCAGTGATACCTTCCATAATTGAAGTACCAACTTGGTCTCTCCATAATTTAGAAGGTGAATTTTGTTCGTTAAATGCTTTAACAGCTTCTAACGCACCATCCATAGCTGATACTAATACTGTCTGTAATTCAGCTTTTCTGTTTTGTATTCCGATAATAATACCTTCCGCAGTACTATCACCAATAATCAAACCGCTTTCTTGTGCTTTAGCAATTTCTTCTTCAGTAAGACCTAAATCAGCTGCATCTTTTACTCTTGCTCTATTTAAACTTGCTTCTACAGCTGCAGTTGCTGCTGGGTCCATTAAGAAGTCTTCTAACATTCCTCTAGCTGCTATTCCTTGGTCAGCTATTTCTTTTGCTAACATAGGTGCTACTTGAGCAAGTCTTCGTACTTGAGTATCAAAATGCTTCATCTGAGCTTCTTTTATAGTCATTTCTTCTACAATACTTCTAATACTTTTTCTTATTTGACCAGGAAGGTCAGAGAATACACTTACAGCACCTGTTGCTGCTTTTCCTAATGATTCATTTAAAGCTCTTTCAAATTGACTTAATTGATATTCCATTATTCCTAGAGCTTCAACAGATTGTTTAGCTTCTTCCATTTGTTTATCTCTTAATACAGCTTCAGCATTGGTGACAGTTTGTATTATGTCTTTTCTTGACATTGTTGTAAAGTTTATATCTTGTTGTAAAGCATTTTGCATTTTTAAGAAACGTATTCTTGAAAGTAATACTTCGTTTTGTGCTTTACCAAAAGTTGTTATTTGATTGTTAGCTTTTATATCAGCAGTAATAGTTTTATTTGTATTACCTCTTAATTGATTTAATACTGTAGAACCTGTAACTAATGTAGCTACAAATGCTTCTTGATTTCTTACAATTTCTTTTGAACCTAATTGGTTTCCTGATGCATCCATAGTAAACATATTGATGTAACTTTGCATATCCATTTCTGCAAGTTTTTTGTATTCTCCGACCATTGTCATGTTTCCGTTTACCATTTTCAAACTTTCACCAGTCTTTTGTACAATATCCATGTATCCATTTGCATTTTCCTGGAAAATAATTCCAGCTGCTTTTAAGAATCCTCCAGAACCAAAACCACCAAAGAATTCTTCAACTTGGTCTATTTGTTTTTCTCCAGTTTCTATTTCACTTACAATTGCTCCAATCTTATTGTCTAAAAGACCAAAATCTACATTTTGTTCAAATCCAAATAAAAATCCTTCTAACGATTTACCTTGATTTTGAGCTATTTGTCTGACTTGGTTAAACATGCCTTCACTGAACATGTTTGTTTTATCCATTACTACTTCATTTACTTGTTCAAAAACATTATCAAGTATTTCTGTTTCACTTTCAATATTAAAATCAGATAAAGATAAGCCTATTCCTTCAAATAAAGCATCTTTAAAGTCTTCTCTTTGTAAACCACCTAATCCTAAAAAGTCCATAAGTTTTTCAATTCTTTCTTCAGGATTTTGCCCTTGTGCAGTAGTTTCAAACAAAGCAGTTTCACCAATGCTTTGTAATTGCTCAGCTATTTCTGTTTCAACTTGATTTTTTGCTTTTTCGTAATTCTTTATTTCTTGCTCTAATACTTTAATAATTTCTTGATTAGGTCTTTTCATATTTTTTTGTTTTTCTAATTCTTCATAGAGTAAATCTCCTCTTATTTCAGAAAAATCTAATTCTCTTTGAGTATCATTGAGAGCATCAATTTCATCTCTAATAGTTTTGATTGCAGCAGCAGTCTTTTTAGCTTCTTCTGATATTTTGAAAAAGAAACTAAATATTGCAGTCATTGCGAACATTTGTATAAACATTGTTATAAGACCCATAACGGCAGTTTTTAATCCGTTAACTACAGCTGTTAACCCAGCAACTGCAAGTTTAAATGATTTACTTCTCATAGAAGCTTCTTGTATTGCTCTATTCATTCTTAACAAAGTTTTTCTTTTCATAAAGAATGCTTTTATCAAAGAAGTAGTAACGTTAAATACAAATTTAAAAGCTTTGCCAAGCATACTGGTTGCAAAAGCAAATATTTTTGTAACCATTGTATTTTCTTGCTTACCTCTTTTATCTAATTTAAGTGTCTTATGCAATCTTTTACTTGCAGCATCTACTTGTTTGATAGCTTTTTCTGTAATTTTTAAGCTAGAAAACCATTCTAGAGTTTTGACTTTTGCTGAATTTAAACTATCTCCAGCTCTCATTTTAAGATTTGTAGCCCAACCTGTAATTACTCCAGTTGCTGCACCTAGTCTGGTAGTAGTCCATTTACCAACATTATCCATGACATCTTTAACAGTTTTTTTGATAGCTTTCATATTATCGTTAAAGCCTTTTACAAAATCAGAGTTTTTTACACCTTCTGTAAAACCCTTCCAAGAGTTTTTCATCATTATTGATGATATTTTAAATCTGTTTTTTAAATCATCTATTTGAGATGTAATACCTTTAACAAATCTAGAATTTTTAATTTGCTGAAATACTTTATTAACTACATTTCCCAAATCTTTAAATATTTGCTTTGTTTCTTTTACAAACTCTCCAAATATTTCTTTATTAATTTGAAATGATGTTTTTATTCTTTTAACAATTGCGTTAATATAAGGCATCACTGCATTTTTAACTTGCTGAAATGCCTTTATAATGGCACCTTTCATTTGGTTATAAGCTTGTTTAGTTTCTTCAACTAGCTCTAAAAATAATTGTTTATTAATTTCAAGTGATTGTTTAACTCTGGTAACAATTTTCATTACTTCCGTTACAACAGTTTGTCTAGCTCTTGCATAAGCGTCTTTAATTATTTTAGATAATTGTGCAAATGCAGCTTTAGTTTCATCTACAAATTCTTTAAATATTTGTTTATTAATTTGAAATGATTGTTTAATTCTCTGCATAGCATTTGTTGCAAATTGTGTTACAGCTTCTTTAGCTTTATTAAAACTTTTTATTATTACGTCAGTCAATGGTTTAAAGAATTTTCGTACTGCATTAACCATATCTAAAAATACATCTTTAGCTGCTATAGCCCATTTAGCTATTACAGCACCCATTCTCTTAAATACATTTATTAAGTAATTGCCTAATTTCATCAGTATTGCCATAGATTTTTGCCCTAACCATTTTATTCCATCAAGTGTTTTCCAAAATAGTTTTTCCATTTTTTGACCAAACCACATTACAAATTTACCTATAACATTAAATAATTTCATAACCATATTTGTAAGTTTTTCAAAAAAGAAGTCTAAAAGTTTGAATAATGGCTTAACTAACTTGATTACTAAATCACCTAATTTAGTTAAGAAATTTCCAATTTTAGTCATCATCTTGTCAATAAATCCTGTAAATCTATCGAAATCTACACCAAATAAAGCCATCCAAGCTTGAGTTAAGCTATTTGTTTTATTTTTATAATTAGCTGTTTGTTTAGCAGCTTCTTCCATTACAGCTTTTTGTTCTTTTAAAGCCTTTTTCTGTCGTTGTAAATCTTCAATATTTTGTGAATAATTTAAATCTTGCAATGCCATTTCAGTTTTATTAAGTTCTTTAATTTGTTGAGCAGTAGGGTTTTTTAATTGTTTAAGAGCTTTTATTTTATTCTGAAGCCTTAAATACTCACCATCTAATGCTCTTATATGCTTATTAACTTCAACAATAGACGCTTGTGTTGTTGCTATATCTTCTTTGGTTAAATTAATTGCTAATTCTTTTTGTAAATTATAAGTTGAGGTTATAGCAGTAACTTCTCGTAGTTCTTTTTTGTTGTCATTAATTTTTTTATTTAATTTATCAATACTGTTTCCTTTTTCGTCAACAGTTCCAGTAGTTCGTCCTATTTGTTGTTCTAATTTATCAGATGTTTCTTCTAACTCTTTAATGTCAATTCCTAATGCAGCTACATTTAATCCTGCATTTTCTAGTTTTCTTAAATTCTCAATACTTTTATCAAGATTTTGTCTATAACTATTCATACTTGATGCAGAATTTTTATAAGTTTCATCAGATTTTTCTTGAGCTTGTGTAAGTCTATCTAATTCCAGTCTCTTTTCTTTTAAAGCATTTTTAGTTTTTTCTGTGTTTTCTTTTAATTTTTTTGCTTCTGCATCAGACATAAGGGGTTCTTTAAGAAATAGCTCTCTGGAACTGCCAGTTTTTGTTTCCCCTTTTTTCTTTTCGTCTTCACGGTCTTTTGTTTCTTTAAAACCTTTAAGTTTTTTTTCAAGTCTTTCTACCTCTGAAGCTGCATCAAAAACAGCTTTATTAGTAACCATTGTATCCTCAGTAATACCAGCAAATACCTCTGACTCAGCATCTATTTTTTTAAGATTTTCAGCAAAATTATTAACTTCTAAACTTGCAGCTTCTACAGCACCAGTAACTGCTTGTATATCAAAATTATCATCATCAAAGTGACCAACTGTAATTCCCATCGAATCAGCTTGTTCTCCAAGTTGTTTCATATCTACAATATCATTTAGATATGATTGGACTCCTTCATCTTCAATAAATGGACTTGTTCCTACAGATGCTGCTCCAATATCATCTAATGCAGTATTAATTCTTTGTTTAGTGTATTTTGAATGGTCGTCAGAAAATAAAGTACTTTCAACTAAAGTATCCTTGATATCACTAGAAAGAGACTCTCTATCCATTTCTGTAAGTTTGTTAATATCTTTAGCACCTGCTATAAGAGCATTTCTTTTTGCTTCTAAATCAACTATGTTTTTTAAAATTTGTTCTTGTCTTTGTAAAGTAGCATTTTGCTCATCTGTAAGAGTTGTTACTAATCCTTGTGCTTCCAACTCTTGTTTAATTGCAGCTATTATTTTAAATCTAGTTTGTTCAACATCATTTAACTTATCTACATTGTCAACACCACCCTTTTCAGATTGTAATTTTTTCATCATATCTGCGTTTGCTTTAGTATCAAATATTTGATTCTTTCCTAACAATGCATCTGCTTCTGTTAATATATTTTGTAAACCTTCAGTTCTTACACCTTCACCAGCTGCTAATGATAAAAAGTTTTTTCTATTCATTGTTTCGTAAACTTTATCTTGTTTTCTAAAAGCTCTCATTTCAGAAGCTCTTTGACGTGTGCTCTTGAACATGTCGCCAAATATTCTTACTCTTCCATCAACACCTGTACCTGGAACTCCTATTTTTTGCATTTCTTCTAAAGTAGCTTGAGTTCTTTTGAATCCATTAAAGATTGCATTTGCCGCAAATGCTGCAAGTGCTGCTCGTTTACCAAATTCTGTTATTTCACCTGTTTTTAAACCAGCAGTAATTGTTGTAAAACCACCAACAACTTTATTTAGTAAAGGTAGTAAATCATTTCCTAAATCAATAGCTAATGCATTAACATTATTTCTTAAAATACCAATTTGTGATGTTATTGTTTCGTATCTTTTTTCTGCTTCAGTCTGTAAAGCATTATTTAATGTAAATTCTTCATTTGCAGAATTTAATGCATCTTTAACATCATCAGAAGCAAGTGCCATAGAACGTAAAGCTCTTAAAGTTCTTTGCTGGCCTAATCCTAATTCTTCAAGTAACCTAACAGTGTCGCCACCAGCAGCACCAACGCCTCTTAAACCAGTTAGGAAACCAACAAAAGCTTGTGCAGGAGATATTTCTGCTAACTGTCTGAACTCTTCAGAGGTCATACCAGCTACTTTTGCAAATATAGATAACTCTCTACCACCTTGAATTACAGCAGTGGACATTTTATCTAAAGCTCTAGCTACTGCAGTAGAACCCGCTTGTGTCTGTTGACCGACTTGTTTTAAAGCAGCAGCTAATGCTAATGAGTCTGCTGCAGCATTAGAAGTAGGAGATTCTAATAGCTCCATAGCAGCAGCAATTTTTTGAGCTGCACCTACAATCTCTGATTCAGTAGCAGCAAATTCGTTACCTAATCTAACAACAACAGAAGCTAAGTTTTCTATTTGTTGTTCTGGAACTCTTGTGATAGCAGCTAATCTTGATAAAGCAAAGGCACCTTCTTCAGCACCCATGTTTGTAGCTACTGTTAATTTAGCAATTGTTTCTGTAAATTTTGCAATGTTAACTGCTTCAATACCTAACTGACCACCAATTTCAGCAATCTTAGATAGTTCAGTTGCAGCGACTGGTATTTTTCCAGACATGTCAACAAGAGATTTAGCTAATGCTTTAAAGTTTGCTTCTTGATTTCTACCAGCAGCACCAGCAAAGTCTAATGTCTTCTTAACACCAGCAAATGAATCTTGAAATTGTATAGCTGCTCTTGAAGCAAAGTTAAAAGCAGAAAAAGCTGCACCACCAACAGCAGCGAAAGCAGGAACAAAAGATGTCATTTTGTTTGCTGCTAATGCAGACTTTCTTTGTAATTGTGTTAACTGATTTCCAACTTGTTTTGAAGCTTGTGATAAAGACTGATTGTCTGCCTGAAAGGCAAGCATCACGTTTATTGTTGATTTTTTACCCGAAGGCTTCACTGTAACTCCTACTTATTAGTTCCCTGTCCTTTTACCTCCCCTAAAAATTGGTCTAATCCTACAGTGTTTCTTGGCCTATTACCTCTACCTCTTAACCTATCTAATTCTTTTTTAGCCCAACCTTTTGGAGCTTTATTTGAGTATTCAGAAACATATTCTTCACCCTCAGAAGCTGCATTATAGTATGGAGCATAGAAACTAGATGAATCTACTGGTAAGTTAACCAAGAGTAGCATAAACCGTCTCCAGGTTATACTAGCAGGCTCTTCTATGAGATAGTGTCTTTGAAAATCCGCCTCAACTTGAGACCATCGATATATGATATCCATGACCTCAAATTTTATTTTGGGGTATCGTCGTCTCCATCTTCAGGCTCAACTTCTACTTCGTCTTCAGTATCTGAGATATTGTATTCACTAAGTAGGAATTCTAATAATCCTTCAAGTTGTTGCCATGTAGCACCACCATCTAAAATGTCATCCATAACTTCATCACCAACAATTGATGATAACCATTCTGGGATTGCTGCTGTAGGCATTGCACCTGATTCATCCATCCAACGCATTTGAGCTAAAACAGTTCTAGCTGGTAATGCTGGTGGAAAGGTGTAAGTATTTCCATTTAATTTAATTTTAATTTCTTCGGCTGCTTGCTCTTTAGCAGCAGCATCGAAGTCTTTATATCTTTTGTCAGCCACGCCGACCTCCTATATTATCCATAATTAGTTTTTTTATTAGTTAATGTCGAATAAATCCGAATCTGCGGTGTTATCGACTACTCTAAACAAATCAGTGAATTGAGCATTAGTTTTAGGTTTAAGAACCTTAAACTCAACTGCAATAACCACTTTTTGTGGAGCTTTTTGGTGAGCCATTGAGAAAGCACCAACGTTAATAGCACGTGGGATTTCAACATGTCTGTCATCACCAGAAGGACCGTCAACAATTAACAATAATGATTTCTCATTAAAGCTATCTGTTGATGGAGGTATTAAAGCGGTATATCCTGTTTGATATCCGTTATTACCGTCACCAACTGTTGTGGTACCACCACCAACTGCAAGAGCTATGTTAGCTAGTGAAGCTTGTGCAAGTTCACCAGTTAATCTAACTTCTTGAGCTGTTTTGATTGTTTTGATAGGGTCGATTTCTTCCGCAACCATAATGTCTTCGAAGGTTTTGTCCATTTCTAGAGTCCAACCGTCTTCAGAATATCCTACGTCAACCCAGTCAGAAGCTGGGTCAGCCCAACTACCTGAGCTATCTGTAGGGAATGCAATATAGTCACCAGAAGCGTCACCTTGGTTAGAAATTGCTGCAGTGTATAAAACACCTGTACCAATAACTACTTCGGAAATAGAACCATTTGTATTTGGCATAATTTACTCCTAATTACTCTTCTTCTACTTCAGTATCTTGCAAGACACTGCCATTAAAGGCATCGTCCTCAATATCGGAATCATCCACATAGTCATCTGAAGCGTCATTGTCTTGTTCTTCAGCGACTTCCTCATTCAAAACAAGTAAAGAATGATTTTCACCATTTAAGGTAAAATTATTCTCTTTTAACCTGTCCCAAACTTTGGACTCAATTTCCACCCATGCGTCTTTTGTAAAAATTTTACCAGTTACTGTGTCACGTACTTGTGCACGTCCAAATAATTGGTTAACTTTTACCTTGACAACTTTATTCTCTTGTTCTTTATTACCAAACATAATTCTCCTAATAAGCTGCTCTGTACATCATACTCAGTGTTATTGAGTATCTACCAAGTCCAGTAGCAACTTCTTCAATTCGTGATGGTAACTGTACTATTTGAAAGCCGTATATTTTAGCTTTAAGTGGTACATCGTCATCACTTACTATATACCCATTACTATAGTTGAAAGCTGCTTGAACTATGGTATTAGCAACGGTATATGCAGTGCCATAATCAGGGGTTGAGGTATCAGAAGAGCCACCCCATTTACCTGCATAACAGTCAATAGGTATTAAAGCTGATTGTATATGAGCTTCACTAAAAGGATTTAATAATGAGCCACCTGCTCTAAATAATGTAACAAAAGGTAATTCTGCATCTCTAGGTAATCTTGTTGCAATTCTAGTACTTACTAAATCTGTTATTGATGATTGTCCCAACATCCATTTACGTATAATAATTTCAGCATCTGGCGGTGCGACTTGATTTGGGTCTAATGTATTAGGCATATGATAACTCTATCATAAGATTATTAACCGCCTAGTATTGCTCTTCTTATAACTTCGAGAGGATTTACATTACCTCCCATCATTGAAACATCAAAATCCCAACTAACAGCTGTATTTTGATTTGGTGGAAGCATTCTCATTTTATAATAGTTTATAGTCTGTTCATTAGCTCTTTTTTGTCCCTGCAATCTTCTATTCTTACCTTTTGAAGTTGCACTTTGTCCAGTAGTTTTATAATTAAAATTAATTTCTGGATTCATTGTGTATTTAACATAAGCTACAATTGAAGGGTCTGGTTCTAGTGCTAGTAAAAACATTAAAGCATTATAATTTGCAGCACTGTTGTTAGCATTTTCCATTAATCTTGTTAGTGATTTTTTCATTGTAGGATTTAATCCACCACCAACTTGATTTCCATCATAAACTTTGTCCATGTTTTGACCTCCACCATTTCTAACTTGACCTCTTACAGTTCTATAATCTTTTATAATTTGCCTTGTTTCTCTATCGTCAATATCAAATTTATATTCAGCAGGTGCATCTTTCATGTCTAATATTTTTGCTGCATAATAAGCTGTACCTTTTCTTAAAATACTTCCTTGTTCATGTGCAGCTTTATGATGATTAAAACTTCTAATTGGAGAACTTTTAGCATTAGCTCGTCTGTCACTAACTACTTTTTCTTCAGTTGGACTACCGAATACGTTAGTTTTAGATTTACTAATTGTTCCACCAGTTCCAGGTATATCTTTCAATCCACTTAATGCTTTTACTCTACCTGTATTAATTAATTGTCTAAGATTTTGTATATCTCTTGTCATAGTTTCTACAGCACTTAGCCTTCTTTTACCTGTACTAATTTTTTTACCGTTTCTAGTAACATATGTTTCTACTGTATCAGGGCTATCTTCGGGTATAGATATTTTGTTGGATTCTACAACTTGACCGTGATAACCTCTTGCAGTAGTAGTTGGAGGTCTAAATCCACCAGCTACTATTACTTGTGAAATATCTTCAGTTACTACTATGTCATAACCAGTTTGCTTTATTACGTCAGTTATATCAGTAACACCAGCTGCTCTTAAATTTTCTAATTCTATTAATACAGCATCTTTTAAATCTCCTGCAATAACAGGGTCAAATACTTTATTAAAACCTTTTTGTCCTTTTTCAATTCTATCTTTAAATTTGCTTTTTGCAGTACTACCATATCGCATGTAGTCACCATATTCTTTTATTATCATGGTTGACCTCTGCATTTGTCTAGTAGTTAAATTTCTTCTACCACTTCTAGCCATTTCTCCAGTCATTCTGTTTAATACTTTTTCAAAGTAAAGATTTACATTTATAGGTTCTACTTTTACTCCTAAAACTTCAAAACCAGTACTTAGTGCTCCCATGTCAACAGGATTCATTAATTGTTGTGTAAGTAATTCAGTTTGCTTATTTGCCCATATAGCTGCTTGTTCTTTTGCTTTGTTTTCTGCTAACAATCTGATGTCATTTTTAGTGTTCTGTATTAAATCTTTTTTATTTCCAGTAAGTTCTCTTGTATATTTAGTAGTTAACTTAGTTACCATTGCTGTTTCTTCTGCACTAATCTTTGTTAATGCTTCTAAATAGTAAGGTTGTAAATCTTCAATTATCATTTCTTGAACAGCACCGTATATGTCATCTGTAGTTCTTATACCTCCATTAAAAAATTTTTGATTTTGAAATATTCTAGGGTCTAAAGCTCTTCTGTTGTTAAACATATTTCTAGATTTCATTCCATTTAAAGCTGCTAATTCATCACTTATTAATATTCCAGAGCCTCCAGGGTCACCAACCGCTTTGTTAACTTTTAATATTATTTCTTCTATTCCTTTACCTGTATTACCCATTTTTGTTATATTTACATTTCTAAAAAACTCTTTAGTTAATTTATCTAATCCAGATTCAAATTTTTTCGTAAAGTCATAATCTCCCATAACTTTATCTCCAAATTTATAATTTATTCTTTCTCCTGTGACATGGTCTGTATATGTGACTCCTGATAACCTTTGCCTAGTCATTAATCTAGTGTGTGTTCTCATTGCATTATTCAATGGAGTATCTTGTATTTGTTGAGTTGGGAGTGATGAATAACTATTAGTATTTTTATTATATTTAAGATTTCTTGAAGCTATAGCTTGTTGTTTTAAGTTTTCTCTGACACTTGAGTCAAAAATAAGTTTAAAAGATGATTGTTCTTTTTTTACAGCATTATTTTCCATGTCCTTACTAAATTTATCAGCCTTTTTTTTGGCTTCTTGTACTACTCCGAATTTAGCTTTACTAAATTCAATTTTACCTTCAATTCCTAATTGATTTGCTGCTGCTTCAGCCGACCTATGCATAAACATTGATGCAGGATATACGAATCTGTCACTTCTATATTTAGTAGTTCCATACCTATCTGTAGCAGGTCCACCAAATTCTATTTGTTGAGCATCTCTTAATTTTTTTCCAAACTCAACACCAAAAACTAAAAATCCAGCTGAATTAGTTTTTTTAGATAATCTATCTAATTGAGCTTTGTCCATTTCATATATATCTTTTGCTATCAAACTTTGTGATGGAATAAAGTTATCAGTTGATTTTTGGTCTTCCCAGTTACTAGACACAATTTGTGTCATTCTTTTTCCTTTTTTATATGTACCATCAGGTAAATTTTGCTCCATAAATTCATAATATTCACTTAAGTCTTTAAAATTTGGGTCTCTAGGTCTTAAATTGACTCTTGTGTTTCCATATTTATCTACATACGTACCCATTTCTAATCCAGGTCTAGTTGTAGTTGGGTCTTCTCCTGTAGCAGCTGCATCTTTTTGTTCTACAGAAGCTTTTTTAGCTGCTATTCTGTCTCTGTTTTCCATAATTTTTTGACGTTTTTTGTGATATTCTTTTGGATTTTCGTACCTTAACCTTCTCATTAATGGACTGTTTAATGAACGAGCTGCATCTTTTTTAATTTTGTCATACATTAATTGTTGTTCTTCTATCTTTGATAATCGTCTTGCTAAATCTGCAAAAGTTAATCCAGAATTACCTCCAGGTAAATTCATACCTAACTCATCAACAAATCTATCTAAATCTTTACCAACCATTGGCAACCAATTTGTTCCCATGTCAACTAATTTATTAGTACTTCCACCTGCTAACGCTTCAGGTAATTTATTTCCAAATGTTTTTAAACTGTCTAGTGGAGTGTTAGATAAATTTTGTTCTTCAGCAATTCTTTGTAACAAAGTAATTTCAGATGCATTAAATCCAGCAGCATTTAATTTTTGTACAAATTGAGAATTTCTAGATATGCTACCTTTTTTTTGTAATCCTAAGGTTTCTTCTATTTCTTTATCACTTTGAACACCACCAAATCCACCAGTTCTAAAGTCAGGTGCAGCCTGCATTGCTTTAACCATAGTTAGTGTTTGCCATTTTTGTCCGAGTCCAGAAGCACTAGATAATTCAGCTGCTACGTTTCTTTTTATTTGTGGTATATCTTTAATATCAAAAGTTGTTTCTATGAAAAATTTCATAGCTTTACCTAATATATTTCTAGATACTTGACCACCTTTTACACGCAAAAACCTTCCAAACGGACCTCCACCTTGTGGTAATAATCTACCTTGTGCTTTACCTAATAATCTACCACCAACTTGCCAAGCATAACGAGCTGCAATAGAACGTGCTAAACTACCTGTAGATAAAAATGCTTGAAAAGTGTTTAAGCTTTGTAGGATACTATATGTACTATCAGATAAACTATCTAAAGCCGCAGTTCTAGCACCTACTGATTTTGACCAGTTATATTGCCTAAGAGTTTTAAACATCCTAGCTTCAGTTCTTCTGCTAATAAATACGTCAGGACGCATTTCACCAACATAAGTAACTTTTGATGTTACAGTTCTTTCGCCTAAATTAGACGTTATTGACTGTTTAGATATATCAACCATTATTCAAAATAAAGTAGTGACAACCTCTTCATAAAAGTACGACCTACTCTATTTTTAGAAACAGCAACTGAATCTATTTCGAAATACTTTCCAGTAGATGGTTCATATAATCTGTCAGATGCTTTGATGTCTACATCACCACTAAGATATGCTACCCATGACTGTGTTATGGTATTTCTACCATCTCTATTTTCACTTTCACCCACTAAATTTAATCTACATGGATTATCAGTGCTTAAATCAGACCACTGAGTAGACTTTAGTCCTCTGCTATCTACTGTAGAACCAGATATTCTTTGAACATTTACTCTATTTATTAATAATCTTTTTGGATATTGACCTGCCATACTTTTAATATAGTAGGTAATAGTTAGATTTTAGGGATTATCTATTTTCGATTGGATAAGACGTTTCTTACGTCTTTGCTTACTTTGACAATTTTTACAGAAACTAGAATAACCATCAGCAATATTCCTGTTAGCATTAAAAGAACCAACAGATAAAGTATTTTGACAAAGTAAACAAACCTTAGTTTTAACTTCTTCATGAGTATTTCCAATCTCATCAATACATACTTTACAATAACGATTGTATCCATCTTTATACTTCTGAGATTTTTCATACTCTGATATTTTTTTTGTTTCTAAACACTTGTAACATTTTTTTTCTGATTTTTCGCTACTTAAATAATAATCTCTTGCGAGATTAACTTTTTCTTGTATTTCTTTATTTTGTAAACACCAAGTTCTAAATCTATCATATCCAATAGGTAAATCTTTATACATATCCCTATTAGTCATTGTGTATCCTTCATACTTTATTCTGTTAATAATTACATCTACTAACTCATTATTAACATTTTTAAATGAATGAAATCCACATTCTTCTTTAATTTGACGTACTCTTTCTATAGATACACCCCATTCTTTAGCCCATTCTTTTAACATTCTGTTAGGGTTTTGTTCAATTAAAAATTTAGCTTCTTCTAACGAAGGTGCTATTTTATTAGGCATTATACAAAGTATGTTTTTTTATAAGGTGCCAATATATTCATATCAGATTGTGTTAATGGTGCAATTGATAATGCATCTAAACCTACTGAATATACCGCTGAATAATCTCCTATTGATTCTGATGATTGCATATTGAAGTTACCAGCAGTTGAGGCACCTTGTGCGGATATTTCACCTGGTTCTTGTTGAGATGAAAATGCAATTATTGCTTCAAGCATACGTGCTGCTGCTCTTGATGAAACCATTTTAATTTGAATTGGTAAATCGGTATCTAATCCTCCACCAAATGCTGTATAACCTGAAACATAAGTAACTACAATGTTTTGTTCTTTAGCATAAGACCATCTCTTCCCAAGTCTTCTTATTCTTCCACTATTATAAAATACAAAATCAGCAGAATTACCTTCTGTTAATGTTATATCATCTTCAACTACTGATGTAACTGAATGTACTGGAAGATGTCTTAAAAATATTTCTTTTGTTTGGTCACCTGTAAATGTTTCAGTTTTTGTACCATGATTAAGGTCATAACCAACATATTGTTCAATTGATGCGTCAACAAAAGGAATTATATTATTAGTTAAATGAGTCTCTAAATCTGAATCAAAGTCTATTTGTGTATAAGACTCTACATCAGATGCCGTTGAGAAAGCCATTTAGACCTCCTTACTTGTCTTCGACTTCTACTTTAACTGCTTTATCTTCTACTTCTGATTTTTTAACTGCTTTAGTAACTGGTTTTTTAGCTGCTTTTTTCTTAGCAGGCTTATCTTTTTTACCCCAACCTTGCTCTTTGAGCCAATCAGTTGGATATTCTTTACCAGCTTTAGCAATTAGGTCTGCTTGAGAAGTTGGCACATCTACTGGGTCACCCTCCCATAGCTTTCCATCAGGTAGCTTATAAATATTTTTTTCTGGAATTGTATACATAATCATTAATCCTAACTTATAAAATAAAATTACTTGGTATTAGAAAAGCCCTCCGAAGAGGGCTCTTCTCACTATCGTCTAAATCAAACCTAGAAGTTTGTTATAGAACAGAAAGCTGTTGGTCTGTAAACGACAAATCCCATTCTCATTGTCAATCTAATAGCCAATTGATTCTTAGCGAAGAAGTCACTATGGCTGTCAGATACAGCAAGGTCAATACCTTGTCTCATGACAATTTGAGCAGCATCGCCACCACCGAACTTACCAACTAAGGCAGTTCCTGATGCGATTGCTGTTGAAGGAACAACTTTTAGACCCCATAGTCTTGCTGCAACATCGCCGCCGAAGCCGCCTGCTGCTACAACTAATGGATTCTTAGCAGCATAACCTGCTGAATCTGTTCCTGCAAAGTCAGTTACAGCTGTAACAATTTGATACCAGTCTTCTGGGTGCATTACGACTGAATCAGGTTCAACGAAAGCGTCTTTTCTGATTTCAGTAATAGCTTGGTAAATTTGTCCAAGTCTATTTAATTCACCGCTGTAGCTTGAATAGTCAAATGTGTTAATACCAGACTTGTTTAAAACACCAGTCAAGTTTGGAGCAGTTCCATTACCGTTAAGTAATTGATTGTCCATTCTCAATCTCATCATTGTTGTGAGTCTTGAGTTAACATATCCTTGAATAGCACTAACATCTGCTAACAACTCATCTGTCACTGGTAAGAAAGTAGCAATCTTACGAATGCTTTCTGTTCTTTCAGTGAAAGCCAATGCTGATTCGTTTGCAGAGGAGATGTCTCCTGATTCTGCGATTTCACCTGCATTGTTTGTGAAAGTTGTCTCTTCAAGATATACATATGCGTTTTGAGTTGTTGATATTTGGTCAAACAATCCAATAACAGCATTTGGGTCTCTTAAAGCTGTTTGTAATATTCCAGGTGCTCTTAATGACTCTGGTGGATAACCTGTGGTATTTAAAGTAGTTTTAAATTCTGCTGAAGAGTCAACGCCTTTAACGCCATTATTAACATATTGGTTATAAGCGTCAGTCTCAACGAACTGTTCACCGATTGTTTTTACGCCTGCTGATTGCTCAACTTGTGGAATTTCGTTAGCAACTTCGTTGTTAACTTCCATAGCTTTTTCATTAGCAGCTTTAGATTCTTCAATCTTTAGCTCATCTAATGAAGCAGCAAGTTCATCATTTAACCCTTTGATTTTATTCTTTTGGTCAGATGTGTACTTACCATCTTCTGCAGGAGCATCAAATACGGATTTAAGTTCTTCACGAGATTTAGCAATTTGCTCTTTAAGCTCTTGTACTTTACTCATACTGTATTTATCTCCTAATATTATTACTTATACTTCGTCGTCAGTAATCTCAACATCAACAGCTTCAGCCATTAATCTTTGAGACTCTGCCCACACTTCGTCTTCAAGGTCTTCTTCGTCAACTGATTCAGTGTTATCTACAGGTACTTCAGTAACTTCTTCTACTTCTTCAGATTCAGCAGGATTCTCTACTTCTTCCTCTGGTTCGACAGCTACTTCTTCAGTATCGACTGAATCTGTTGGTTCTTCTACAACATCTTCAATCTCTGCTTGTTCTTCGTCTAAGTCTTCTAACTCTAAAGCACCTTCGGTTCCGACTGTATCGATAAATTGGTCTATTTCAACCCATGCATCTTGTAAGTCATCTTGAACAGCCCTTAATGCTTCAGTAGCCTTGACTCCTAATTTCCTTCCATCTTTTGCACGTAACATCGCAATGGCGTTAGTTCGTGTCATTAAGTCATGCAACGCAGCAAGCACGTCTTTGACTTCTTCAGAAAAAGACTTATCTTTTTCAGAAACTTCAATGTCAGCAGATTTTTCCATATCTTTTGCACATTTACCTGTTTTGTCATAGTCACAGGAACCATATCCCTTGCTACAACAATCACAGTGTTCTGCATTTGCATCATGTGCAACTACTTCTTCTGCTGGTTTATCTTCAGCTGGTTTTTCCTCGCTAAAAGATTCTGAGCTTAATAAACTTTTCTCTCTAGCCATTTCCTCTAATAGCTCAGTATTAGACTTTATAGCCATTGTGTAGGTTTCTTGATTTGCACCTACTAGAACAGGAGATACTTCATAGACTGATAAATCTTTTAAGTATCTTGCGTCAACATCCTTATCACCGCTCTTGAATTTACCTCTTTCTGAATCGTTAACTCTATATCCAAAAGACCATTGTTGCAGGTCTCCCATAGCCTTAACTAAGTTATAAGCTTCTTTTCCAGATTCTGTATCCATAAAAAACTCACCTTCAAATGTGGCTTTATCTTTATCTTGTTTTATTGAACCTTTACCAATTGGCATATCCCATTTATGAGCCCATACCATTGGAACTGAACCTGATTTAAATCCTGATTTGATAGCATCTTCAACGACAACATCGCCATCGCTATCTAATGTATTGAAAACCGAGAATACAGCAGAAACTTTTCCTTCTTCTTCTGCTTTAAATTCTAGGTCGATATTTTTAATTTCACTCACGAGTGCATCTCCTATATAAACTGTTAACAGATTTATTTAGGTGCATATATTAAAAGATTAACAAAAGTCTTTAAAATGCGTGGTATTTATCTTAAGGTGTGTTTGGGTTCTCTACTTTATTATTTAATTCATCAGCACTTTTTTTTGATGACAGTGGGTGTGATGAAGGTAGCAAGTCTTGGTCATAAGGCTTTCTCTTAAATCGTCCAGTACGCAAAGCGTGTAAGAACCCATTTACTCTAGCAACACCCCATTGGTCTGCAGAAGTAACATTACTTCTAACTGAACTAGGGTTTGTGCTGTAAGCACCTACACCTCTATTAAATACAGAAACTAAAGTTCTTAGATTAGTTCTGTACTTCGGATTTTTAGAATTATGTTCTTCAACTTTATTATTTAAAGTTTTCTTAATCTGCTCCGAAACAGCTTTTGAAGCTATATCATCAGCCATTCTATTTGCTAATTCTGAAGCTTCTTTTCTTCTATCTCTGACCACTTTTTTCTGGTCATTAATAATTTTTTTCATAGCAGAAACTCCTATGTTAGAAACACCACCCCACTTAATATTGGCAATAGTGCCATTAAGTCTGTTATTGTTTTGATGTCTACCCATAAAACGTTCTCTTCTACGAACCCAGTTAAGAACTGATTCACTTCTATCACCAGACTTGTATTTAGTCCAATTAGCGAAGGCATCATTTCCTGTAAATGATGTAGGAGGATTACCTCCGTTACCAGCTCTTCTCCAAATCTCAGGCCAATTTTCTTTTAGGTCTTTAGCATA